TTAGAGAGGAACTTAATGGACGTTAAATTTGTAAGTATCACTCCCGATGCTGAGAAGATGATGGCGTATATCGCTAGAGTATCAAATCCTTCAAACCAGCAAAATGAGAATTATTCGGGATTATTAAAGTATTGTATTAAACATAATCACTGGAGTGTATTTGAACAGTCCTCGATGACTTTGGAGATCGAGACGACGAGGGGATTAGCGGCCCAGATTCTGAGGCATAGGAGTTTCACGTTTCAGGAGTTTTCTCAGAGATATGCTGATACAAAACTCTTAGATACTGAGATACCTGTGCCAGATCTTCGTAGTCAGGATACAAAGAATCGTCAGAATAGTAATGATGATATTCCACAGGAGAAAAAAGAGGAGTATCAGGCATTAATCACAAGACACTTTGAGGATTCAATGAATCTTTATAATGCTCTACTATCTGAGGGAGTCGCAAAGGAATGTGCTAGATTTGTGCTTCCACTTGCCACTCCAACCCGTCTGTATATGACTGGTTCGTGCCGTTCTTGGATTCACTACATTAATTTGAGATCTGCACATGGCACACAGAGAGAGCATATGGATGTTGTGGAAAAGGCAAGATCCATATTTACCGAACAATTTCCTTCGGTTTCCGAAGCTCTTGGATGGGTCTAAATAAATTACTTAGTTTCTTATTATGCCTTTATATCCTGTAAAAAATCTAAAAACTGGTGAACAAAAAGAAATTCATATGCTCGTAGAGGATTATGAAAAGTGGAGAGAGGAAAACCCAGATTGGGATAAAGATTGGTCTAAAGGAGTTGCTGGATTTCGGACTAGAAGTTCTGATTGGTATACTAGTGATCAAATAGCAAATCCAGTAGCATATGATGATAAAAATAATAGTTTATCTGAATCAGCAACCAGTAACGAGAGAGCATCTGTTAGGGATCCTTCTTTAGCAAAAAATAAAAATGCACACTTATTCAGACATTAAATAAAATGGCAACATATCCTGTTAGAAATAAAGAAACTGGTGAAGAGAAAGAAGTTGTAATGAGCGTTCATTCTTGGAGTCAATGGAAAGAAGATAATCCTGATTGGGAAAGATTTTTCACTCCTGAAAATTCTCCATCTTTAGGAGTTGAGAGTGTTGGTGATTTTCAAGATAAACTATCTAAAAAACATCCATCATGGAACGAAGTTTTAAATAAAGCTGATAAAGCAGGTGGAATTTCTGCAAGATTGGCAAAAAAATCTGGTATTAACTCAACTCAGGAACATGACTCCTCTTTTGATACTCCTAAAAAATCTAAGTAAATATTATGCCTAGAAAAAAGAAGGTTGAACAACCTATTGGGGTTGGATTGACTACTAAACAAATAAAAAGAAAGAAACCAATTAATACCGATTATCTTATTGATATTAATCCATTAACGGATAATCAGAAAAGATTGTTTGATTCTTATAAAGAACAAAAACATCTCGTTGCTTATGGTATTGCTGGAACAGGTAAAACATTCATTACCTTATATAATGCTATAAAAGACGTTCTTTCTACAGATACTCCATATGATAGAATCTATTTGGTTCGTTCATTAGTGTCTACTCGTGAAATTGGGTTCTTACCTGGTGATCATGAAGATAAGGCAGACATCTACCAGATTCCATATAAGAATATGGTGAAGTATATGTTCCAAATGCCTTCTGATGCCGACTTTGAGATGCTTTATGGTAATTTAAAGGCACAGGAAAGTATTAAGTTTTGGAGTACTTCTTTTATTCGTGGCACAACATTAGATAATGCAATCGTGATCGTTGATGAGTTTCAAAACCTCAATTTCCACGAATTAGATTCTATCATCACTCGTGTGGGCGAAAACTCAAAAATTATGTTCTGTGGTGATGCAAGTCAAACTGACTTAACTAAAACAAATGATAAGAATGGTATTGTAGATTTTATGAATGTTCTACGAAAGATGCATTCATTTGATATAATAGAGTTTGGTGTTGATGACATCGTTCGTTCAGGACTTGTCAAAGAATATATTATTGCCAAACTTGAGTCTGGTTTATGAAGAATCCTTTTCCTATAGCATGTTACGATAATTTTTACGAAGACCCTGATCCTGTTAGAGAATTTGCTTTAACTTTGGATTATAGTAAGTATGGTGGTTTTTATCCAGGATTTAGAACTTCCTGTATATCAGTAATAAATCGTAAATTATGGGAGTATTCTTATAATAAAGTATTATCGATGTTTGGTGATTATTCTGAACTTACTCCAGATAATTATGAGGTTTATTCATTTTTTCAAAAAATTTATAGATTTTCAGGTGATCCAGAAGATGTTATAAATGATGGTTGGATTCATTGTGATGGTTCTACTTTATTAGCTGCGGTTGTTTACTTAGATAAAGAACCGTTTTCTGATAATGGAACATCTTTTTATAATAAAGTTAATTCTTCATCTAAAACCATTGTGTCACAGGTAGATGGTGATGTTGATCAAACCCCTTATGATAGAATTATAGGTGAGTCTGATCATTGTAAGATAGATGATGTTGATTGGTATAGAGATAAACTTATTGAAAATAATAGTCAATATAATTTGACTGTTAATGTTAAGAACTGCTATAATAGATTGATATCGTATAGTGGAGATCAATGGCATGGTCAATCAAATTATTGGATGCCTAATGATGAAGATTTTAGATTAACTCAAGTATTTTTCTTTTATAGGATGAATATACCAGTAAATTTAATACCTAAAATTAGGTGTAGTGTAGATGGAATTTAATGAAACATTTTTGGAACATAGTTTTCCTATAACATGTTACGATAATTTTTATAAAGATCCAGATACTATTAGAGAATTTGCTCTTACATTAGATTACACTAATGATGGTGGATTCTATCCAGGATTTAGGACTAAGTGCTTATCTTCTATTGCAGAAAATTTCTATGAAGCATCTATATTTAAATTATTATCAGTATTTGGTTTATTTGATGAATCAAGTACTTCTTGGGAAGTTCATTCTCATTTTCAAAAAACTTGGTCATTCTCAGAAGATCCAAATAGTATATTGAATAAGGGTTGGATTCATGCTGATCCTAAAACTATTTTAGCTGCTGTTATTTACTTAGATCCAACTCCAAATAATGATAGTGGAACATCAATGTACACATTAACAGATAATGATTTTACATCTGAGTATTCTGATGATAGAATGAGTAAAATACGTTATGATGTTCTTAGATCTACCACATCTTGTGATATAGATTCTGGTAAACATTATGAAAAATGTTTAATTAATAATAATAAACATTTTGAAAAAACACTTGAAGTTAAAAATTGCTATAATAGAGCAATAATGTATAGTGGATATCAATTTCACGGACAATCAAGTATTTACAATAAATCTGATTTTAGATTAACTCAAATTTTCTTTGTTAAAGATTTAAACACCTCAGTAAACAATATCCCAAGATGGAGATGTGATAACTATGCCCTTTAATCATGTTGATTTAGACCTTCAACCTCTTGAACGAGAGCATATAGATGGAGTTCGTTACTATAAGATTCCTGATGAGGATGAACTCGTCAAAATGGTTTCTATTACCTCAGTAACTAGTCATTTTAATAAAGAAATTTTTATTAATTGGAGAAAGAGAGTAGGTAATGAAGAAGCAGATCGTGTTACTAAAGCAGCAACAGGTCGTGGAACCGATATGCATACCCTTACAGAACACTATCTGAAGAATGAAGATCTACCTGAAGTGCGTCCCATTTCAGACTTCTTATTTAAGATTGCCAAGGGTAAATTAAATAAAATAGATAATATATACGCTCTGGAAGGACCGCTATATAGTAAAGAATTAGGTATTGCTGGAACTGTTGATTGTATTGCTGAATATGATGGCGAGTTAGCGATAATAGATTTTAAGACATCTAAGAAACCTAAACCACGGAATTGGATAGAACACTATTTTGTTCAGTGCATGGCATATGGTTGTATGCTATATGAGATGAAGGGGATATCGATTAAAAAACTGGTAATTATTATGGCCTGCGAAAATGGCGAGTGTGTAATTTATGAAGAACGAGACAAAGCGAAGTACATCAAACTTCTCGGAAAATACATTAACAAATTTGTTAAAGATAAACTGGAGCTCTATGGAACCGAATAAAGAATTAGAAAAGGCGATAGAGAGTAAGTTTCTCACACCTCAAAAGTTTGCTATGGAAATTGAAAAAATCGTAGCAGAGGAGGGATTTAATTATATTGACGCAATATGTTATTATTGTGATTCTAATAACATTGAAGTTGAATCAGTATCGAAACTTATTTCAAAACCTTTAAAGGAACGATTAAAATGGGACGCAACTCGTCTTAATTTTATGAAAGCAACTTCTAAAGCTAAATTACCAATATAATGCCTGTATTTCCTTTTTTTCCTACTCCAATATATACGAATGATGCTTTTCAAACAAAGTATTATAATGATATTCAAGCGGAGTTGATGAATGTTTATGAGCACACTGAGTTTGAAAAACTGGAAGGTAGGCCAGAAACTTCTCATTCAACATCACCTACAGCTTTTGCAAATAATGTTTTAAAAAAATATAAATGTAAACATTTTTTAGAATTTTTACACCAAGAGTTAATATCTTATATTTCAACCTTTGCTGGTAATGAACCTATAATGGAGTATATTATTGATTCAGCATGGTTAACTAAAACTGTGAAAGGTGAACATGCCCTTCAACACTCTCATGGATCTGCTGATATTTCTGGTGTATATTATTTAAAAACTAATGGTAAAGATGGAAATATTTTCTTTGAAGACCCCAATATTCCTAAAGTAGGTAATCTTATTATGGATCTTGCTTGTTCTCAGACAAATGTTGAGTTACCTTTACAGCAAGGATTAATACATATGTGGCCTGGATTTATGGCTCATGCAACTAGGCATAATGAAACGGATCATGAAAGATTGAGTTTATCATTTAATATTACTTTTGCTAGAAGAGGTTTAAGAGTTAAGGAGACTGTAGATAAAAGTGATAGGGCAATAGGAGTAAGACACCCTGGTTGGAGTAAACAACAATGTTATTAAAGCATAATAGAATTGAAAAGAATATTAGAATTGCTGGTGCTCAAATACCAGTTAGTACTGATATCCAATTTAATAAAAAGGAAATTCTTAAAGCACTTGATTGGGCAAAAGAAAATGAAGTGGATCATCTTCTTACTCCAGAAGCTGCTCTTTCTGGATATAAACCAGAAGTTTTATGGGATAATAGAGATGAATTGGAAGACGCATTAAAAGAAATTGAAAATCATATTGCTTCTAACAATATGGATATTTTGTTTCATCTAGGAACATTATTCATAGAATCTGAGAGCCAGGGGAGTATTAATAGAAATCAAGTTAGGCATTATGAGGGAAGAGATGGCCAATGCCATATCTTTTCAACAACTAATAAAATTGCTTGTGTTGGTGCAGATGATTTTGTTATTCCAGGTGATGAAATTAATGTATTAAAGTTACCTCACAGAACAGATAGGGAATATATAATGGCGACTTTAATATGTAATGATATGTGGGAATGGGATGATAATCATATGTTAAATTATAAAATGTCTTCTAAAGTTCAGCCAGACATTATATTTCATGCTACAAACGGAGTTAAATTTACTCCAGATATGCTTAAGCATGAGAATAAACCAGAATATTCTGATGTAAAATATAATAATAAATTTCTTTGTAATGTTTTAGATGCTTGGCATGAAACTCATTTGAGAATGACAGCAGTTCAATCCTGTGCTACAATAATTACTGTTGATAGTTGTGTTCCTTGGTATTGGGATCCTTTAGATGAAAGTACAATAGATCATTTTATGACTTCATCAGAAAGTGGAATTCTGAATCCTCTAGGAATCAGATTAACAGATGTTCCTCGTCATGGTCGCCAATATTTTTATTGTGATATTAATGACCATACGAAAGAAAAATGTTTCGATTTGATTACTTCACATAGTAATAAAACCCCATACCATCGTCATGAATAATGGAAATTTCTGAACTAGATTTATTACATCATCGTTTACAAGCGATTTTGCGTGACTATAATATGCCTGACCTTGAATATCTTGGTGAACGAAAAAGCTGGAAGTCTGGTGAAATGGTTCATTGGTATAGGGTAGGTGAGGCAGAAGTGCCTATTGATGCTATTACAGAATTTGAGACTGAAGAGGATGAAGGTGACACCATTTGAGACTTATCGAACATACTTATCAATGAAAAGTCATTTTACTAACCCTAAATTTGACTTTTTTAAGTATGGAGGTAAATCTCGTGCTACAATAACAGCATTTAATAAAAGAAAGGATAAGTACTGGTTTGAGAAAACTTCTAGGAAGTATTCAGATCAAGAGGTAATAGATTTCCTTTTATCAAATTTCGTAAACGCTACTAACCCCCAAAATTTATGGATTGGAGAAATTATCAATTCTGGCGAAAGAACATACGCAGAATGGAAAATGAGGCAACAGAGTTTGACGTATATGTTCAAGGAACAATCAGAGAACTTACTCTCAGAGAACGACTTATCGAAAGTGTTCAGTTGCTCGAAGGGTCATCCCCTGTTGTTAAAAAAGTATCTAGGTGGAGAAGTATCGTTAGAGACACTTTCTATACTGGAAAGAATTTTCTCTTTCCAGAAAAATTTTGATAAGAAACTTACAGATCCTGTATGGGAAACCGTAAGTTTAAAATTAAAGAAGTATCTTCCCTTCATAAATATTAATGTATTCCATTTTAAAAATATACTTAGGGGTATAGTAAATGAGTAACTTTTTCGATTCTGAAATAGTTCAGCGAGAGATGAAAGATATTCATGAACTTCAGACTATTGTGTATAATGCTTCACAAGATTATGCTTCATTGAATCGTGAAGATAAAATAGAACACATTGAGAATCTAACTGAATTGTTAGATATGCAGAGGGTCATGTATACAAGGTTAGCCTTGTCTGATGATTCCAATGCTAAGAAGATGAAAGCCGAATTGGAGAAATCAGTTATTTTGTTGGGTTTTCCTGCAGGAACTGATATATCCGTATTATTCAGTGGTATGTCTCAAACAATCGAATCTCTTAAACAGAGTATTGACGATTGATTGAATTTTTGTTATAATAAAATCAAATCCAATTTAATCCAAATTAATCCGAGGAAATCTAATGTCGTTTGCTAAACTTAAAAAGCAATCAAAACTAGGCTCTCTTACACAAAAACTTGTGAAAGAAGTCGAAAAGATGAATAACACAGGTGGTCAAGGTGATGACCGTCTATGGAAACTAGAAGTAGA